TCCATCAACATTTTTTATTAATGTAGGCAAAGTATCAGTACCATTTTCAACAATATCTAAAACAATATCAAAACTATTATTTGAAGCCGTAAGATATGTAGATGCTATTGATGCAGTTGTTATATATCTGCTTGTTGCTGTTCTTCTAATTAAAGAATTTACATTTGTTACAATAGTTGGAATTGAACCAGTGCCATTTGCTACAATATCAATTACAGTATCAAATCCAGTAGTTACTTTTACTTTTTCAGAAGTATTCGGCGTATTTGAAGATGTTATTTGTGTACCACCAATAAAGTTTACACCTCTATTTGTATTTTTAAGAATAGTTGTTGGTATTGAACCAGTACCATTTGATACGATATTAAGTATATTACCAAATGAAGATGATATAATAGATTTATCAGCTGTTGCTACTGATATTGATGATGTAATTTGTAGAGCAGTAGTTGCTTTGATTCCATCTGCAGTATTTAGTACCACAGAAGGTGCAGAATTACTTCCACTTTCAATTACGTTTGCCACAATATCAAAACCATCCTCTATTGATTTTCCACCAATTGCTACTAACTTTGCTAAACCTTTTGTGAAGTTTAATGAATCAATTGTTTCTTCAGATTGAACTCCGGTAGCTTGGGATGGATATAAATAATAGAATCTTCCTGCTATTACACTTCTTTCATTACCACCATATACTAAATCAGTAATTACAGCATCTACAATAAATCCCGTATCTCTGTAACACTTACTTTCAATATAATCTAAATTAGGATATATTTCATTAGCGTAATCAACGGTGTTTTGTTGTAAGAATGCTCTATTTTTTCTTACTAAAGCTGCTGCGTTTGTTATTGCTGAAGATGGTACACTTAATATATTATTTTTAATTATATTTTGTACTAAACCATTACCATATTCTATACCAGTTATTGTACTATCTAATTGAGAAGTTGCGGATGGTACACCCGCTACTATTGCTTTTGATGGATATCTATAATAATATTCGCCGGCAAATCTACTTCTTTCATTTCCACCATATACTAAGTCAGTTCTAACCGCATCTAAAATATATTTAATATCCCTTCTACATTTAGTATCATCGTAAGGTGCATCACTCCAAGAAGAACTTACATATTCAACTACTTCGTTTGCAATCAAATCTCTATTCAATCTTATTAAGTTACTTGCATTTATTTTATTGCTTTCGGCTTGAATAAATGTTGTATTTAATACTGTCTTTTGTGCTAATCTATTTGCGTAATTAATACCATCAATAGTTTGCATTAATTGTGAACCAGTTGCTGCCGAAGGATATGTATAGTAATAGTATGCTGCTACTCTAGTTCTTTCGTTTCCACCATATACCATATCAGTAATTGCTGCATCTAATATATGTCCTACATCTCTCTTACAAGTTGTTTCGTTATAATCATGCGCAATCCAAGATGATGATAGATATGCTATTGTTTCATCTTTAATAAATTGTGTATTATTTCTTAATAATACTTTTGCGTTTGTTACATTAGAAGATGGTGCAGCAAACGGTATATTTTGAATTACTTTTTGTGCCAAACGTGATGCGTAATTAATTGCATCCAATGTTTGTGCTAATTGCGAATCGTTAGCTTTAGATGGAAACTCTAAATAAAAATTACCATTAAATATAGATGCAGAATTTGCATTGAATATTAAATCCTCCGCTGAACCACTCAATATACCTGTTAAATCTCTTTTACATTTACTTTCATCATATTCAAATGAAGACCAAGATGATGATATGTATGCAATACTTTCTGAAACTATAAATGGTATGTTTAGTTTTAATAAGTTATAAGATGCAATATTAGATGTTGATAATACTGGTGCCGAATATAAAGTAATTGCCGGAGATGCTCCTTCACCAAATTCTATTATTTTTGTTACAATTGAAATAGATGATGATATAAATGCTACATTTTCCAAGCTACCACTATACAACGATGATGATACTATTTGAGTTCCAGAAGTTACTTTTATATTTCCGTTTAACGAAGATGTTAATGCTGGTATAACAGATGTTCCATTTATTAATACTCTTTCAACTAAAGCAAATGATGAACTAATACTTGCACTTTCTGCAGTTGTTGCTGCAGAACTTGCTGTAAATACCGTATTAGTAACTTTAATACTTTGTGATGTATTTAATTTTAATTCTCCTAATGAACCCGTTCCGTTTATTATAATTCTTGCTACTAAAGCGAATGATGATGAAAGTGATGATGTTGCCGAACCACTTACAGCAAATGATGCAGTTGTTTGTGTTCCAGTAGTTACTTTAGTTAATCCTACATGTGATGAAGTAAATAAAGGTTCTGCTACTAAACCACCACCAATAATAGTATTTACAACATCAAAATTTCTGCCAATTGTAGTTACTTCGTTTGGTGTTGTATTAGATGATGTTATTTGAGAACCAGTGCTTACATTTATTGGATTGTATTTATTCCAAGTTAATCCAGTATTTTGTGCTAATAAAGATTTAACCGAACTTAATCCTCTTGCTACAATTCCTTCTATAATTGAGAACGTATTACCAATAAAAGTTTGCTGCGTTGCCGAACCACTAAATGAAGATGTTGCGTTTGTTAAAGTAGATAATCTAAAGTTCTTTTCATCATTATAAACAATACGTGGTGTATCTAATATTTGATTTTGAACAATAGTATCTCCAATAATTTTTGCATACTTAACACCAGCAATAGTTGATGTTCTTTGAGTTGTTGTTGCTAAAGATGGATAATCATAATAGTATCTACCAGCAGTTATACCTCTTTCAATTCCACCATATAATAAATCAGTTGCTACATTATCAACAATATACCCAACATCTCTTTTACAAGTTGCTTGAATATATTTTAAATTTGGAAATGCAACATTAATAAATTGAATTGTTTCGTTTTGAATTAATTCTTTATTATTTATTAAATTATTATATGCCGATAATATTGATGCGGTTGGAGCTGTAAATGTTTTTTTCTTTAATAAATTATCAACCAATCCACTTGCGTATCTGATACCATCCGATGTTTGTCCTAATTGACCAACACCATCTCCATCACCTCTTACGATTGCTAAAGATGGGTATTGATAATAGTATTCACCAGCAATTATACTTCTTTCATTACCACCATATTTTGCATCAGTTGCTACTGCATCTAATATATAACCAGTATCACGTCTACATTTTGCTTCGTTATAATAAAAATTAGACCAAGATGATGATAAATAAGTTATAACTTCATTTTGTACAAATGTTTTATTATCTCTAATAGTATTCCAAACATCATCTACTTCAGTTGTTGGTTCTGTATATACTTTACCTCTAATTAAATTTAATGAAACTCCAGCTGCATGCTTCATAGCAGTTAGCGTTGGTCCTAATTGTGTAGTAGTTGCTTCAGATGGATATTGATAATAAAATAAACCATTTCTAATACTTTCTTCATTTCCACCAAATAAAAGGTCTTTTGCTACACCATTTACAATATAACCAACATCTCTTTTACAAGTTTCTTCTGGATATGAAAACCCACTCCAAGATGATGATACAAATTGTATTACTTCATCTTTGATAAATTCTATGTTACTTACTAATATTTCGTATGCCGTTACAACATCAATACCTGTTTTAGCTATTGAACCACTTTGTATTGTAGCTGGATATGTTAATGTATTTTTAATTAAGTCAAATGGTGTTGTAGATGAATTTACTATTTCAATCTTACCACCCATTAAACTTCTATTCTGCGATACATAATATAATTTGTTTGGTGCGTTATATGGTACTGTAAAGGTTATTGTCCCTCTACTATCGCCATTGTTTACCATACCAATATTATAATCATATTTTTCAGTAATACCTTCTAATTGTTCTGTTCTAATCCAAAACGGATATTCGATACCACCAAATATTTCTATTGCATTTACATTAAATTTGTAAGTTTCTCCTCTAAATAAAGTTAATGTAGGATTACTACCAAGTCCTTCAAAATCAAATGAAGAACTATTATTATTTGTTATTACAAAAGATTTTTTATGATTAGCTGGTATTGTTAATATATTACTACCAGTGCCATTTGCTAAAATATTATAAACAATACTAAAACTTGCACTTATAGAATTTATTGTTGCTAAAGATGATGTTACACCCAGCATTATTTGTTCGGTAGTTCCACCCTTTATACTACCACTTGTATTTGCTATGTACGTTGGTTTAACAGAAACGCCTTTTGTAATAATATTAAGAACCGTTCCAAATGATGAACTAACAGATGCAGTATAGTTTGTTGCAATATTTGTTATTTGCTCAATTACATCAGTACCAATTTGTTTACTAGCACTTGTATTTGATTTAAAATTAAATGAACCAGTACCATTTGCTAATATACTTAATAAGGCTGCGTATGATGAACTAATAGTATTTAAATCATGTTGAGTAGCTGATATAGATGATGTTATTTGCTCTGCTCCTAATATATTATATGGAGAATCAAATCCGTATCCCTTTATAGAACTCTTAGCTAATAGGGTTGGAAAATTAGTTACACCTTTATCAACTATTTCACTTATTAATGTATAATCAGAAAATATTTCATCTGCTGCAGTAGTTGATAATGTTGTTGTAGCAGATACTCTACTTTGTGTATATAATGATGGCGCTGTTATACGAATCCCTTCAGCTGTATTCAATTTTGTTATTGTAGGTAATCCATTTTCTAATCCTTTGTTTAGAACATTAACAACACAACTCCAAGTTCCTCTTACACTATCTCTAGCTTGAATATTACCACCACTACCAGAAATAAGACGAGAACCACTAGCGTACATACCATACAAACCAAACGAAATGTTTGAGTTATTTAGGGTAGCTTGTCCGCCATTGTTTACTCTAATTGCATAATATGAGAAGTTATTAAAGAAAGATACCAACTGAATGAAACCTCTACCATTAACCAAACAACCTACGCCGTTTGGAGAAATTTGAGTGTAAGCATCCAATACCATTGAAGCCAATGGAGAATCGGGATCAATCACATCACCATTAACATAAAGACCTCCACCTCCTGGTGGAATATCTTCATAAAGTTCGGTGAATGAATTCTCTTGATTTGAAATTTGAGAACAGTTCTGAACATATGGCGAAGTTGTAATAAATGCTCCGGGTTGGAAAGCCACAGCGAATCCTTTTTCAGGATTTATTTGGTCTGGATACAATCTCAATCCTCCCATTGTTACCTCTGCAATATAACATCCAGCGTTTACTAAGAATAGGTCTTCTGTGGGTGTTTTAGCGTTAATCTTGGTGATACGCAAACCGGCACCCCATATAGTTGTATTCTTAGGAAGTATCACAGGATTATCCTCTAAATACGTTCCAGCCTGTACTTTAATCACATATCCATTTGATATTGAACCGGTATCGAATCCATATCTACCATCGTATCCTGGTGCTGCCAATGATGCAGCTCTTTTAATTGTACGAAGTGGAAATTGAATAGTTCTACCATCGTTTGTATCATCACCATCGGTAGAAGAAACATAAAGAGTAGGTACGTTAGCACCAAAATCTTTTGCAAGAATACCAGCATATCTTTGTGTATCAACTGCTAATATTGAATTGGAAGATGTTACCGAAAGAATTGTGTTTGGTGCTGCAGTTCTTAATTCCCCATCAATTACCAATGAACCTGTTAAAAATACAGAACCAGTGATTTCACTTTTATCATTTAAATCATTTCCAAAAAAGAAACTCTTAGATACAAACAATGAACCACTTATAATAGCATCTTGTCCAATTTCAACATTTTGTTGTATTGAAAGAGACCCACTAATATTTTGTTGTTCTTCAATTTGTTTACGAGGTATTAATCTTGCCATTTATTATAATATTTCTGCTATTTTTCCTTTTATTTCAAAATCATTTACACTAACTTCACCAGGTAATCTAGTTACATCAGAAACAAATGTTATAACAATATTATTACCACTAATTACAACATTGTATTTATCCTGTGGTTGCTTTATCCCAAATAAATATACATCTACATAATCTGATACATCATCTAATTCTAAAATATCGAAAATAAATTTTTTATTTATCAAAGTTAAAATAATTAATCTACCATCTTCGTTTAATTCAATAGTTGATGGGATATAGTTATAAATAAATGTATCAGTATTTACCTGTAATACAAATTGTTTAAATCCCAATCTATCTCTTAATTTTTGAGTAGTATCTATGTTAATATTTGGTGTACTTCTTGCCATTATTGATTTCTAAATGTTTCTAAATCGCCGTTTATTTTAACCTCATCATTTTCATCCAAAGTATAAGGATTACCAAATCTATCAAATTCAGGAAAATTTACTTTTATAAATTTAATATAAAACGCATTTCCTTTATTTTCAACTATATAATCATTTTCAGATATAAATAACCCATTTATAAAAACATCGAATCTTGCAGATGGATTTCTTAAAGATTCTAGTTTTGAAAATAATGTCTTAACTCTAACATTTTCAATTTTATAAATCCAATAGTAAGGGTGTGATAAATCGTGCGCAAATAATTCAAATTCATTTGGCTCATTTATTTCCTTCATTATATTTTTTAATTGTCTTATATTCATGTTATAATTCTTGGAATTTACCTGTTATTGCAATTTCATCATTAGCATCTAAAGGATATGTCAAACTAAAAACAAATACAATTTCATTAGTAGCCCCGTTGTATGAATATGTATAATATGTAGGAGAAACAAAATCCCCATTAACATAAACTCTAAACCAATTATCGGTATCAAATACACCAACTAATTCCGATGGAAGTAGTGGTTTTTTAACATTAGTTAATTTAACAGTTGTTGCGTTTACAAAAGTTGCCATCTGAGAACTTCTTATTGCCACAAAATCTATAATTTGAGCATATTCATTATACAATGAAGGTTGATTAAATAAATTACCAGTCAAATCAGTTTCAATACCAAACACAACTCTTTTTTTAGAACGTTCCTTTTTAACCACAGGATTTTCATTAAACGTTTCAGGAAGAAGATATGCGTTTACTTGCATTGTAAACGTTGTTCTTATAATTCTTTCCGAACCCTGCCCTACTTCTTGTTGATTATCAAATGAATTTATTCTAACTCTAAATTTATATTTTTCCTCACTACCCCAATATCTATCAGTAGCGTATTGAAATGCTTCTACAATTTTATTCATATGTTCGGTAAAAGAAGTCCATATCATAACTTCGTATGTCAAAGTTACATAATCTGGAATCTTTACACTATATAATTCCATAACAGGTTTTATATTATTTTGTAAAGTAAATCTTTCATATCTATTTTTAGAAGAATATTGTTGAAATGCCGGTAATATTCCCGCATCTTTAAAATGTTGTAATGATTCATCTCTTTCAATAGAATTTCTTTTAAACATTACTAAAGGAATTTGAATTTTTCCTCTTTCATCTCTTAAATATCCATCTTTTCTAGCACCTTTCCATCTTTCAGCATTACCATAAATTAAAGGAACTTTTATTTTTTTCTCATGTTCTTCTACATCAGGAATAATAATTTCTGACATGTATTCCGCAATAGTAGTATCTATATCAATAAGTTTTACACCTTTGATATATTTTTTCTCAATAGAAAGTTGATTGGCTCTATTTGTATCTTTTTTTTCCATTATATTGTTCTCATTTCAGTTTGTATAGAACTACGTCTAGTCATAAATGTTGAACAAATTAATGAAAATGTATTTCCGGTTTGTCCACCGATTAAAAAATCTTCTGTTACATTATCAATTTCAAAATATCCATCATTATGATAAATAATATCACCAATTTCAGGATAGAATCCTTTATCTTCTAAAGTAAATCTATTAAAACGAAATTGTACAGTTTGAGATGAATCTGCACCAAATCCTTCGTAATTAGATTGAGTATCTTCTCTTTGTATTATTGCGTTACATTCTACACCTTGATAATAAGTTTTATTTAATGATTCTCCATATAAATTTGTTTTAGAATCTTCTATGACAAGTTTATATAATACCACAGCCGTTTCTATAACTGCATCTACTAATTCTCTGGATATTCCTTCAAAAAATTTAATATCTCTACTTAGTGCAAATCTTGCCATAATTAACCTATATAAATTGGAAGTGGAACTTTTCGTAACATTTCTTGATGTTGATTAGCTTCCGTATTTCTGTTATCAAATTGCTTTGTTCTTCCCAATTCTTCCAATGTTTCTCTTAATTGAGTCATTAACGCTTCCTTTTCAGTTTGTGCCTCACTTCTCAATGCAGCTCCATCTAAACTAATTTCAGAACCAGGAATTGGAATTTGTGAATATTTTTCTCTAACAGCTCCTAACATTTCTTTAACTAATGCAAGGGTATATTTTCTAATCCACTGCTTACCCACATCATTAATTCCACTATATTCCATAAAATCATAAGGAACATCAGAATAATCAGAAATTACATTTGCGGTTACTGTTGTTGAATTATTAGTAAAATCATCTTTTACAAAATAGTCAAAATATAATTTTCCATAAAGATTTACATTTTGAGAAGTTGGTACCGGAAATACTCTAATTTTACCATTTACAATATTAAAAGTAAATGCGGATTTTCTGAATTGGTCATTAAATTCAATTGCTTGGATTCTTAAAATATCTTCAAACATTGGCATTAACACAAATTGTGCTGCCGGTGAATATGAACCAAATCCAAATTCATCAATTAAGTTTAAAGTACCTTGTCCAGAAACCGAATAAGGGTCAAAGAATCTATTGATTGCAGGTGTTGGTTCTTGGAATACTCTTACTACCTCTATTCTTTTACTACTTTCAGAAACCGCAGACCATAGTGTATCTAAATTATATTCTTGTTGTCCTGGTACTAATTCAATAAATCCTTTTTTAATATCAGTATTACCCCCTACTCCAGCCAATGTCCCATATGCATCGGAAATTGAAATAAGAGTAGCAAGATTTGTACCATCAACTAATTTACTTGTTAGTGAAGTTGCTTTAGATTTTCCTCTTAGGCTATCTAAATTATTACGAATATTGAATTGATTTACTTGCGCTCCATATTCTGATACGGATTCTTCAAGACATGCATAGAAGTTTTCATCTATCAATTCTATGTTTTGTATAGGGTATCCTAATCTTCTAGCACACCATAGTGCTACTCTAGGAGCTTCTTCTTGAAAGATATAATCATCATCGTATATTCCAAAGGGAGTTTGTCCCGGAAAGAACGAAGATGAACCAGGATATATTAATGTTTCTAATGCCATTATAAGTACTTTTTTTAATCGTTACCTATAAATATTAAGAATCAAAAGAATAGTGTTTAGAATCGGATTATCTTAAATTATGCGATTGAACCCGTCACTAACCATTTCCAATCAGAGCCATCATACATATATAAATTTGTTTTACCATACGATGCTGATGCTACTAACATTCCAGCTTGTCCACTTGGGAAAGATGTTACCGGTGTTAGTTTAACAACATTATTAATATTTAAACTACCTGTAATATTAACCGAACCAGTAAAATTAGATGAACCACTTACATATAATGCGTTTTGTGTACCACTACTTATAATTTGTAATCTAGAACCATTATCAGTTGGAGATGTTAAGTTGGATATTGCAACATTACCCGGTGATGGGAATATTCTCATATAATTACCACCTATCTCATCACCAAAATTTAATTGAGTACCTCTAACAGAACCAACATATAAAGTACCAGCAGAATATATATTTGCAAATCGAAATGATGGAGTACCAATTGTATATGTGTTATTTGATGATGGTGCTATTACTCCAGCGATTGTCAATGAACCAGTCATATTTACCGAACCAGTAAATGATGATGAACCACTTACTTGCAGTTTATCATTTCCGTTATCAATTGTCTGTCCTAATAATAAATCTCCGTATATTGCAGTTAATGTTGTTGATGAATTACCTAATACAGTAGTGTTTGAGCCTAAGCCTGTGGAGTTGTAGCCTATTACTATTTGATTGGTTTGAGCATTTGCCAAAGGCATAGCTAGTTGTCCAATCAAAATTGAGTTATCAATAGTAGTTAATGAGTTAGAAGTTGAACCACCAAAGTATCTGCCTGCCGTAGCACCAAAAGCAACATTATTTGAACCGCCTGAAACGCTTAAAAAAGTTTGAGAACCTAATGCAGCATTATTTGTACCTGTGCCTAGTAGTTGTAATGAATTATGTCCTACTGCAGTATTGGATACAGTAGTAGTATTTGCGGATAAAGCAAGTTGTCCAATTGCAATATTCAGATTGCCTGTTGTATTATTTAGTCCTGCACTAGTACCCAAAAATACGTTATTAAAACCTGTTGTATTATCTCTACCAGCAGCTTGTCCAATGAAAGTATTTGACTGACCTGTTGTATTAGATTGTCCTGCAAGATACGAAACAAATGTATTATTTTGCCCTGTTGTATTTCTTCTACCTGCATTTTGTCCTATAAATGTATTACTAATAATACTACTTGCTCTTATTCCTATACTTTCTGTACCAGCACTATTAGCAAAAATAGATGAAGCAGAACTTGTGCCAATAATCTTAATACTGAATACAACAGTACCATCAAAGTCAGTCGTAGGTGTTATAGTTAAAACACTTGTTGTGGTTGCTAATGGACCTATATTTCCTGACGCATTAACACCACTTACAAAAGTAGGTCCGCCATAAGCAATGGATATAGAGCCTGCGGTTCTTCCTGTTATAGTATAAGTAACTTGATAGTAAGTTCCAATTACCGCTGCTAATGTTGTTGTTAAAGAAGTTGTTGAACCTGCCGTATGCGTATAACCACCTACGTTTAAGTTAGTACCTGCTAATGTCCAATTCGTACCTGTTCCTGTTACCGCAGCTAACTCTGAACCTAATGGTGCAGTATCTGAAGCAGTAGTTCCTGTGAAACGAGTTAATCCAAAGGTAGTTAATGACCCACTTATATTTACCGAACCAGTTATAGTTTGATTACCATAGAAAGTATTTGCCGATTCCGTTTGTGCGAATAAATTATAGTTTTGTATTTGTGCTGACGAACTTACTAATCCAACTGCTTTTAATGATGCCGTATATGCTTCAATACCATTTACCTCACCTATTATAGAACCAGTGAAAGTATTTAAAGATGCGGTTGTTTGTAGTATTCTATTTCCAACACTATCGTTTAATGATGTGTAAGTATTTAAAGATGATGTTGTTACAAATGTTGTTGGAACAAATGCCGTTGTTTGTACCGTTTCATCGGCGAATCCAATTGCTAATGTATTAATACCAATTTCCCTAGTTAATGGCTTTTGAAATTCTATATCCAAACTAAGTTGAGGTCCTCCATTATAAGAAGAATGCTGAAACGCCTCAGTTCTTTTATTTACGAATACACCACCTTGTTCTACAGTGTTTGATATGGTTTCGGAACCTTGAGTACTTGTATCACCACCAATACTTAAAGTACCACTTACGTTTAATGAACCTGTTATTGTTTGATTTCCTATAAATGTATTTGAACCAATGAAATTTGCAGGTCCGATATTTGTGAAAGTACCCGATGATGATACTGTTAATGAACCAATAATAGTTGTTGAGCCACTTATATTAACTGAACCAGTAAATTCTTGCTTATCACTACTTGCATCACCAAATTTGTTACTTCCACTTGAGTAAATGATTGAGGACGAAATAAAAGTTACAAATAATTCACTTGTTTGAATTTTACCATTAACATTTAAATTCCCACTTATAGTTTCATTTCCGGTTACCGTTAAAGTAGTACCATCAAATTTAAGATTACTTTCAACCGTTGCGTTTGGTGCTGACCCATTTAAAGTTAATATACCATTATCAGTTGTACCACTTATAGATAATGCTCCACTAGTCCCAGAAGTTCCAGAAGTTCCTGATGTACCACTACTTCCGCTTGTGCCAGAAGAACCCGATGTACCACTACTTCCACTTGAACCAGACGTTCCTGATGTTCCACTACTTCCACTAGTCCCAGAAGAACCTGATGTACCACTACTTCCACTAGTCCCAGAAGAACCCGATGTACCACTACTTCCAAAGAAAGTTCCATTTACACCACTAGTCCCACTTGTTCCAGAAGTTCCCGATGTTCCATTTACTCCGCTTGTTCCAGAAGTTCCTGAAGTACCAGTATCAAAACCTCTCGGTCCTGTTGGTCCTTGAACTCCTGCCGTTGCTATTACTATTTCCGGTCTTGAAGTTTGGACAGTTATTTCCGTTATCGCAGTTTCAATTGCAACATTGGTTTTTGGTACTTCAACTTGGACAGTTGTTATATCTTTGTTTATCTGTATTGACATCCTATCGAGTTACGTTTTTAGATAACTTAACTTTACCTTCTAATAATCTCGTAACTTCATTTCCTTTTATCAATTCTATATCGTAAAATGCTTCACCAAAATTTAATACTGACGAAGATACTGCAGAAATATATACTCCAATCGAACCACTTGCCAATGGAGTTATGAAATTAGAACCACTTAAATTGATTCCAGTATTATCGGACTTTAAAGATGATGATAGTGAAAGAAAGACATCGGATGATTCAACACCCGGTCTGATTTGCATTCTTGCATGATAACCACTCAAATCAACTGCTGAACCTGATTCATCGTTCCAATTGATTTGAAAATTTGTTGTTGCTCCTTGCTCTATTATAAAAGAGTATTTTCCTGCTGCCATATATGAAATAGTTTAATACTCTTATAAATATTAAAATGTTGGAAAGGGGTAAAAATAAAAAAGGAGATAGTATTAGTATCTCCTTTTATGTATAATTTGTGAAAGTTATTAATTACTTGCGAATATACCAGATTGTGCAATACCATACCAAGTTGTAATACCATCAGATACCAATGTGATAGTATCTCCTAATACATTTGTTGCTGAAGTATTTTTAATACCAGTGTCAGCTGCTACACTTACACTTGCTCCTGCATTAGCTGCTTTACAATTAATAGTATTTCCAGCTATTCCCAAAATTTTAATTTCCCCACCTGCATTTCCACAAATAAATGTGTATTGAAGTCCTGCAGTTGATGCTGCTGGTAATGTGAATGTTTGTGTTGCTGAAGCTTTAGTAGCTATAAATACTTTACCATTAATAGCTGCCGATACTGCTACTGTTGCATCCACATCTGCATATATTGGTCTAACTGGATTTTGTGCATCAGTTGCAAATGTTGCATCAATTACTGCGGTTAATGTTGTAGTATGGTTAATCATAGCTGGAGTTGTACCACTATTTGTTCTTGCTGCAGATTCTCCGTATTTATCCATATACGCTTGTTGTTGAACGGTTGGCGTTGGAGTTCCTTTTCTTTGTCCCATTTTATTTTTTATTTAGTTTTTTATAATATAACGATATATGAATAAATATCAAAGCTTTTATAAAAAATAATTTATTTACTTTTTAGTATGAATTGTTATCTGCCCACATTACTGCTTCGTTAAAAGTTGAACCAGTTGATAATGCGTAATTTAATTGATATTTTTTATATAACTCTGGATTTAATCTTCTATCATATAATCCTATAATTTCGGATATATCCAATGAAGATGAACCCGCTGCTTTTAATTGTTCCTTTAATGAATTTGAATTGCGGACTGCAGTATTAGAAATAAAAGTATTATTAACTGAATCAAAAGAAGCGCTAGAATAAATTTCTCTTTCTAATGAAGCAGATTGAATAGTATTACCATACACTTTACTACCAACTGTTGTATAGTTTACATACTGTGCTACATTTTTAGCTTGTAATATTTGATGTGTTGGTTGCTTGCTCATTATTATTGATTTTTTGGAGATACACCACCAACCCAACCAACTTTAGTTGTATTGTTTGGATATCTTAATTCGTTTGCTTGCTTAGATGAACTAATTAATACACCATTATCATATAGAGGTGCGTTATATGCAGCTGACCCAGAGTTTGTTTCAAATGGATATTGTACATATAATCCTATTGGTCTTTGTACAGTTGTTGATGGATATCCGTAAGTAGTTCCTTTATTAGTTCTATTTGTATTGGTTGGATATTTTGTTGCAAATGCCATAGATTCACTAACATTTGTAGTAGAATCATTACCATTACGAGTTGCTGAACTTAATTGATAACTTCCATTAACTATACTATGATAATTTGTACCATTTCGTTTATTATCAGTTGTTGGATATTGAGCCATACTAGCTGAAGCTTGCAAACTATATCCAAAACTTGGTGACCATGTACCTGTTTGTATGGTTGTTTTCTTTTGTCCCATTTTTAATTACTTTTGTTTTGGAGATACACCATTAGCCCAACCAGCTTTAGTTGTGTTATTTGGATATTTTGCTGCAATTGCATTTGGTTGTGTTATTGCTGCAGTTCTTGCGAATCTTAAAGTTGATGCGGTTGTTGCTCCAGATAGATATGTTGTACCTAAATCTCTATTAGTTAAACCAGCTACTCTTGCTACTTTTGCTTGTCCCATTTTATTTTCTTATTTATTTTTATTAAACTATAACCAATACATCTATAAATATAAGAATGTTTAAGAAACCTTTACTTTGCTTTTAAAAATCTACCATTCTCATCTTTCTTCAAATTTCTACTCTTTAACCACATTCTCCTTTCCTCATATAATCTCTCACCTTCTACATCACCATTTCTTTCCTTATACCAATCTAATGTGAAACGGCCTTTGGCTCTTTCTTTTAGTTTATCCCTTGATTCATCGGAGTGTGTCTTTCCGTACATACCATTATTTTTGCCTGTACTGATTTTTTTCATATGAGATATCCATTCCATATATTCTTTAGTATCTCGTCTATCTACCCATATATCTCCACCTCCGCCGGTATAGGTATCGTTGTACCCTTTTCTAACTGAATTATGTGCTTTGATTAATTCTTCTTCTAACATTTGCGCTTTTTCGGTTTCAACTTCGCAAATAATTTCTTTTGTCATATTATCCCACCCATACTTTCTAATAGCTTTATATAATGAGTTTTTCATTTTCTTTGTTAGAGCACAATGCTTATGCTCGGCCATTCTACCATTAAAATTGTTTGTTCTACCAATATATACCTTTCCTCTTGGTGAACTAATTTTGTAAATTACATCCATAAAACTTCTTTTATATAAATATCAAAGTTTTACCGAAAGGAGCAAAAAAAAAGGGGAAGAATTTCTTCTCCCCCAATTTTATAGATTATATCTAAGATTATTAGAATTATCTAATCATTAATTCAATTGATATCCTTAGATAGCATTTAAATCTTTGATGTAGATTTTTCCATAATATTCCGGTCTGACCATCTTCTTAGCGTATCTAGTCATCACCCCGCGTCTTGGAGTGAAATTTTGAGGGTCATACACTAATGGAGTCATAATCAATGGTACATATGGAGCGTAAACAGCACCAGTCTCTAAGAAGTTGTTACCTCTATAACCCATCAAGATTTCGTTAGAAGTCATGTAAGGGTTTTTGTAAACTGTGTATCTATTGCTCATAGAACCTACTGCAGTAACACCAGCTGCGAATTGAGCTGCGTCTTTATCTGCATTTACTGTGAATCCAGGAATTGATTCCAAAATAGTACAAACATCTGGAGAAGCAACTACGAAGTTAGCTCCACCTCTAAGTG